TAATCATACCGTCCTTTCCTAGCATATACACTATGTTGTTACCTCTCTTGGTTTAACTTCCATGATCGAGGCGATTACATGGAGCTCATTGGCATCTCCTGCTTGGACCTTTAAGATTTCACTTTCTTGAAGAATCAAAGGTTTATCCAATAATTCAGTTGTTGTATTTGAATCAAAAGATACATCATTAAACAGTTTAAAAACAGCTGAAGCCGTATCCGTTATAGTCACCGTTAAAGTACACGCAGATCCTGCATCATTACAGGCCAATAAACTTTTAACAATAGCCGCCGTCGCTGTGGGCACCGTATAAAGAGTTTCATTATCCGTTGTCGTTAAATCTATTTTTTTGTTTATAAATGCGTTGGCCATTATTCTACGAACCAACTCTGTGCATTAATTTCATCTTTTAAATCTTGTTGAAAGGTAGAGTTAAGTTTATTGATCACGCCGTCTAAATCCCGGACCATGGACATGGATACGTCGGCATCGTACTCTCTACTTGCTCTTGTTAATGTTTGTACTATTTTTGCCATTATTTTATTCCGAATAATCCATATGGTGATTGTTGAGTTGTAAAATCTGTTTTGTCACTTAAGAAATCTTGAGGTATTAGATCCATATTTACGCTTTCATAGCCAGAGAAAGGTATATCTCCTAAGCTTCCTACTTTTGATCTTACTTCAGCAGGAGTATTAAAATCTAATGTTTGTGTTGGCTTGCTAATTAATTGTTTAGCTCCTTGATAGTAATCCTCTAAAGCATCTAATTGTTTATTTCCTCCATATATCATTCCTTCTTTAGCTCCTAAAGCTTTTAAGTCTTCAAGACTATAATTTTTAGCTTCAGCAGGAGTACCGAAAATTAAATTAAGCGGATTCAAACTACTCCAATCAAAAGGTTTTTTATTAAGCACTGAACCTTTCATTACATCTGTATCAGTACCTGCTCTCAGTTTTGATAAGGCTACATCATCTGTCATTTCATCATATAGAGGTTGATTAATACCAGTGATCCCTTGGTTGTTCCAACCCTTCTGTATATCTTGTATTCTATTTGTTGTAATAGGATATTCTCTTAAAGTATCTTGCATAGTGTAATCTTTATCAATAGCCCGACTTGTTCCCGTACTACCGATGCCTGGCATTTCACCTGTGTATCCTAGTCCTTTTAAATTTTGTATAGTCATTTCTGTAATAGGTGCATCTCTTCCTAAAATATTTTGAATTCTTTTGTTTCCTATTCTCTTACTTCTCTCATCTTCATACTCCTGTTGAGTATAATATCTTCCTGTCTTTGGATTAATTCCACCTCTCATTTTTCCAGCCCAATCTTTTCCTATACCCATGATGCCACTTCCAATTCTTCCAACGTTTCCAAAGAATCCTCCTAGCAATCTTAGCGGGTTAAATTTTTGCCAACCACTTTTAGGTTGTTGGTAAGTTCTTCCATAAAAAGATTCCGGCATCACTGTGGAAGAGCCTTTTCTATCGGCTAATATTTTTAATTCGGCTGGAGATTTGGCACCAGGACTGGTAAATCCTCCTGGAGCACTCCATCCTGGATCACTTCCACTTACATCCATAGCAGCACTAATATCTGCGCCCGCTCTATTTTGTGAAGGGTCACTGGAACCCCATCCATTTAAACTCATGATGCCTGAAGGTCCTTTATTCGGTCCTCCTCTCATGGTTCCATACATATCCATGTCAACAAGGGCATCTCTTTCTCTTGGTGTAATATAAGCAAGCTCTGTCATTTCATGATCAGGATCTGATTGCCAATATTTAGGAGCGTTCACCATAGGTTGTTCACCTAAAAAATTCTGAACTCCTCCTTGCATAATTCCTCCGTTATCTCTACGGATTCGACTACCATAGGTATCGGTCCAGTCACGAGCAATCTCTGGCTCGTTGGCCCATAAGTATCGTCTTTGTTTTTCTGATTGAAATGGCATTATCTCCTTCCATCCGCTTGTGTATCTAATCTAAATGTTCCCATCTTCCATGCTTCTGAAGCTCCTGTGTTAGCTACTTTTAATTGAACTGCTCTAGCTCGAGCTCTACAGTCCTGTTTAGTCGTTGACGTCGTAATTGTAAAGGGTCCTAATGAAGAACTTACATAGCTGTCCGTAGGATAATTTTTTAAATTTAAGGTAACTTGAGTATCTCCTGTTTGTGCCAAGAAGTCTGGTATAAATCTACGAATAGACATCAGAAATTCGCCATCTCCCCTGAAGGTAATGCCTTTTTGTTTATCCTGAGTAATATCAAAATCTCCGGATTGAATACTGCCTAGAACATTGGTAGTCGCTCCTGCTGCAGTTACTTGATCGGTTCCCGTTTCATGTTGATAATAAGTTGTAGAGCCTTCCGTATTGCCCACGACAAAAGTATCAGCACTGGATGGAACATTCGTATCAGGATCATAGGCTGTGCCATAAGGCTTTCCAAATACAGATGAGTCAGCCCATGTGGTTCTGGCAAAATCTGTATTAGCATTAGTAACCCAAATAGGTCTTTGACTAGTGGAATCTAAATAATTAAAAGAGACCATTCGATTAATGGCTTCCGAAGAAGAGGTAGGAAAGAACCACATAATTTCTCCAAACAAATTATTCAAGCCACAAAAAATTAAATCTCGGGGCCGTGTATTAATATCATCGTAAACATAATCTTCTACCAAGCATTGCATGGATTCCAGTTTACCCGTGTATCTAAAGAAACCATTTTCAGACATCCAATAGGCTGCACCATCTACTTCGATCGCGGCGTTCTTACCAATCAATCCGCAGTTAGTTCCCACTTGTTCAAAAGCAAATGTGAATGGTTGACCCACATATCTCATTAAGTAAAGTGCAGTGTCAGTCCAAATATACATTGCATCCCGACCTCTGATGGCGCTCACAATTTTTGATCCATCAGTCAGTCTCTGTGTGCCAGCGGTATTGATGGCAGTCGGAGTATATTCGGTCAACGATTCCTGAGTCCCGAAACGAATAAACATCGGGTCCTGAGTCGTTGCTGTTTGTAAAGTTGTTTCTGTTCCTAAAAAAACGATGTGACGATCCGGTGTGGATACCAGCATGTGTCGTGAAGCCGTCGGGACTTGACTTCCTGTAATGGCCGTGGCTCGTGTTGAAGTCGCCGCGGTCAAAGAAGAATCCCATTCAAATGCTCGACCATTATAAATCATAGCAATCACGGTTTGACCAAAACTGTCAATGACCCATAACCCCGGATCAATGGTAAAGTCAGCGCCGGACGCTTTGCCCCATCCAAAATAAGCTGTGGTGTCTTTAACAGTTACTCCTGCAGTATGCTCAGCTCGCGTGGTTCCTCGTTGAGCTCTTGCCCCTCCACTTAGAGTTCCGGTACCTGTATCATTAGCTGTGTAGCTAATTTCTTCAGTTCCTATTAAAACATATCCAGGTGTGGACACACTAACACTAGTTTCAAATTGTGTTGAGTCAGCAACCACAACTGTTGTCGTTGAATCATCCGGTAGGGTTGTAGATAAAGTTGACGTAGCTGCAATAGAGACCGATCCACTCCATTGTCCTGTTCCAAATCCATGACCTGCGGCCTGTTGAACAGGACCTACAGGATAATATAGTTGAATTCTTATTCCTCCTGAAGCAGTAGTCGCTCCTGGATTAGCGGTTTCCGCCGATGGCATTGTAATAGTGAATGAAGTTCCAGTTGGAACTGATGTCACCATAAATTTTTTATCATTAAAATCTGAAGCTCCATAATTAGATCCAGTAATGGCAGTAAAACTATCTAATAAAACAATATCTCCTGCCGATATGCCTAAAACGGTAGAAGTATTTATAGTAACTGATGTAGTGTTATACTCGGTTTCAAAACAAGTTGTTTCAGTTGTTGTAGATTTAATGGGATGAATATCGTAGAAGACGCCACCACTATAAGCGTATAAAATTCTGTTTGTTCCAATGATGGAGTATTTGGTTCCAGCATTATTAATAAGGTGGTGTTGAGCTCTGGCTGCTCCTACTAAAGGATCATCTCCAAGTTGTTCCCAGCCCCCTATTTTTTCGGGAGTTCCATACCG